GCCGAGTTCAAGAAAGCCATGACGATCGAGGATGAGGCCAAGCGGAAGCAGGCCTTGCAGCGCATCAGCGAAGCCTACGCGCTTTCCGACCTGTTCCGGGACATGCAGGCCATGAACTTTTTGCGGCCGCTCGTCATGCAGATGGACGACTACAAAAAGATCAAGGCCGAAGCCCTGGAAGCGGGCAAACAGGACGTTCTCGGAAAAGATTTTGACCTGCGAATGGCGTCTCCGGTGGAAAAAGCAAAACGGCTGCGCGTGGAGTTCGATCTTGCGGCGGAATCGCTGGGTAAGGCGCTTTTGCCCTCGGCGCTGGCCGTGGGGGACAGCCTGTTGCCGCTGCTCCAGCGCGGGGCGGACTGGATGGAACAGAACCAGGAGACTGTGGCACTGGTGGCGAAAGTGGCCGCCGGCCTGTTCCTGTTCCGGGGCGGGTTGCTGGCCTTGCGTCTGGGCTTCACCTTGCTTGGCGGGCCACTGGTATCGGCGGCGGTCCGGTTCCTGACTTTCCGTGCCCTGCTGGCCGGCGGCGTCCGCCCTATGCAGGCATTGTTCCGTCTGTTCGGCCTGTCGCCCCGCGCTGCCGGTATTTTTGCCGGGGCGCTGGGCAAGGCAGGCAGCGCCGTCCGCGGTCTTGGAACTCTTGTGCTTCGTGCGGGGCGCGTGCTTTCCGGCGCTCTTGTGAAAGGGCTTTCGCTTGCCGGCAAGGCAGTATTCGTACTGGGGCGCGCCCTGCTGCTCAACCCCGTGGGGCTTCTGGTAACGGGCATCGGCGTGGCCGCTTACCTGATCTACAAGAACTGGGACAAGGTCAAGGCCGCCTTTTCCGCCGGCTGGAACTGGCTGAAGGCGCTGGGGCCGCGTCTCATGCAACAGGGCCGGGAGCTGATAGCCTCGATCTTTCCTGAAGGCGGTATCGGCCCGGCGCTGGAAGCGGGCTGGAACACGGTCAAGACCAAATTCCAGGGCGGCATGACATATATCAAGGGCTTGCCGGCTCAATTCCTGGGCTTGGGCAGGAGTGTGGCTTCCGGTCTTGTCGAGGGGCTCAAGTCCGGCATCGATGCGGCGACGGAAGCCATCGCGGGCATGGCCGAGAGCGTGAAGAACAAATTCAAGGGCTGGCTCGGTATCGCCAGTCCGAGCAAGGTCTTTGCCGGCTACGGCCTGAACGTCGCCCAGGGCGCCGCCCTGGGCATAAAGGCCGGGGAAGGCGAAGCAGCCGGTGCCGCCGCCGGCCTCGCAAAAGCCGCAGCGGCTGAATGGCAGCCGCCCAGGCTGCTGACCGCTCCGGACGGCCCGGCAAAGATCGCCAGAGCCGCGCGGGCCGACCGGGAGGGCATACACGGCTTTGGTGGCAGCGCCGGGGTGAACGTCACCTTTTCGCCGAACATCACCATCCAGGGCAACGCGACGGAAAAGGAAGTACGGAGTGCTCTTGCCATGACCTTACCGGAGCTGGAACGCATGATCCGCCGCGTCATGCACGACAGGGAGCGCCGCGCGTATGTTTAGCGTTTTCGCCACACTGGGGGACGTGCTTTTTGCTCCGCGGCTTTCGCCATCCGGGCTTGACGTGCAGCAGGGGGCGGCATTCGCGGAGCATGCCCTGTTCTCCCGCGCCCCGCGTCTGCAATACACCGGCCGGGAGCTGGACGTGCTGAATCTGGTCTTTGATCTGCATTTCAGTTTTTGCACACCGGCCGAAGAGAAAAAGAAGCTGGAAACCATGCTGAGGGGGCATCAGGCCCATCCGCTGGTGTTCGGCGACGGCTCCTGGTGGGGCTACTTCGTCCTTGAACGGCTCTCCACCACATTTGAGCAGTGCTCCCCGTCCGGTACACCCTGGCTGATTTCCATGCAGGCGGAGCTGAAGGAATACACGGGCGACCCGGCAAAGCCCCTTGAGCGTCCGGCGGTGAGCGACGGTGCCCCTTCTCTGGCGGTATATCCAGGCCAGGGCTCCCTGCTTTCCCTGGCGACGCCGGCGGCCGGCGGAGGCCTGTGGGACACCATGCGCACGGCGGTTTCCTTTGCGCAACAGGCACGGGGGATCGTCAGCGAGGCCACGGATCTTGTGGGGCTGGCCAGAGATGTGGCGGGGGCGGGCGGTCCGTTCGAGGCCGTGTCTCTGGCTCTGGGCGGCGCGGACAGGCTGGGGGGACTTTTGGGCAAGGCGGGCGGCCTGGCGTCAGGATTGACAGACGCCCTCGTGGCGTGCATGTCGGCCCTGCCGCTGGAAGAGATCACGATCGCCGTGGGAGCCGCCGGAGAACTGGCCGGCCTCATGCGGGACGGGGCAGCCCTTGCCTCTACGCTGGGCGTGGATACAGGCAACGTGGGGCAAACGCTGGGGCAGGTGGATGCCTGCCTGGTCGCGGGCTCGTCCTGCCTTGACCGTTGCGCGCCCGTCCTGCAACGGTTTTCCGCCGACGTCGCGGCGCGGCGAGTTCAGGAGGCTTGATGTGGACAGGCTCGTACACGTCACAAGCGAGGGTGAGCGTTGGGATACGCTGGCCTGGCGCTATTACGGGGATGTATCGGAAGTGGAACGCATCATCACGGCCAATCCCCACATGCCGATAACCCCGGTCCTTCCGGGCGGGGTACGGATATTCATCCCTGTGGTCAGGGCCGCGGAACTGGAACACAACGTCAATCTTCCGCCCTGGTGCTCCGGGGCGAGTGAGGAATGAACATGAGCGGCCCGGTAGAAGTCCCTGTGCCCCAGGCACGGATCATATATGAAGGAAAGGACATTTCCGCGGACATCAGCCCGTATCTTCTCAGCGTCGGCTATACGGACAGATTGTCCGGGGAATCCGACGAGCTGGAGCTGCGCCTTGAAGACACCGACGGGCGCTGGCGCGGCGACTGGTACCCGGGCAAGGGGGATTCCCTCACGGTATCCATCGGCTACGCCGGGCAGGAGCCTGTTTCCTGCGGCTCCTTCGAGATTGACGAGATAGAGCTTTCCTTTCCACCGGACGAGGTTTCCATCCGGGCGCTGGCCACAGGCATCAGCGTTTCGTGCAGGACGCGGAAAAGCAAGGGATACGAGAAAACCACGCTGGCCGGAGTGGTCCGCGTGGTGTGCGGACGGCTGGGGCTGACGCCGGCCGGAGAAGTGGCGGACATACCCCTTGACCGGGTGACGCAGTATCAGGAGAGCGATCTTGCCTTTCTGACCCGGCTTGCCGGCGAGTACGGGCACACGTTCAAGATCAGCGGCAAAAAGATGATTTTCCAGCGCAAGGACAGTGTGCTGACTGCGGACAGCGCGCGGACCTTCAAACGGGAGGACGTGACGTCGTGCAGCTTCCGGGACAAGCTGAAGGACATTCCCCAAAAGGTCAAAATCAAGAAACAGGACGCGGGGAAAAAGGCGCTGAAGGTGTACGGCAAGAGCAGCGACGACAGCCTGGCCGTGGTGGCCACCACGGAGCAGGCACAGAAGAAACGCGGGCGAACCTCAAAAAAAGCCAGCGGTGACGAGCTGCGCATCGTGGGGCGCGGCAGCCAGGCGCAGCTTGAAGCCAAGGGCAACGCGGCTCTTCAGGACGTGGAACTGGAACGCTGCCATGCGGAACTTTCACTGTACGGCGACCCTTCCCTGCGTGCCGGAGTATCGGTGGAACTTGGGGAAGACTTCGGCGCGCCGGCGGGCAAGTACCTGATCACCTGTTCCCGGCATGAAATAAGCCGGGAGGGATACACAACAACGCTGACGCTTGCACGGACGGCGGCCCCGGAGAAAAAGGCATGAGCCGGACACAGGAAGAATCCGGGGCAACGTTCGCCTTCGGCATCGTCACGGCGGTGGACGCCGGGCGGGGCTGGGCGCGCGCGAGACTCCCGGAATATGACAATCTGGAAACGGCCTTCCTGCCGGTGCTCCAGCGCCGCACGCACAGGGACAAGGCGCTGGACCTGCCGGACGTGGGAGAACAGGTGGCGCTCCTGCTTGACCTGCGGGGAGAAGACGGCGTTATCTTGGGCGCGATATGGTCCGAGGTTGACCCCGTGCCGCAGACCGACGGGGCGGACGTGGACGTGCGGCGCTATGCCGACGGTACGGTGCTGCGCTATGACCGTACGGCGCACAGGCTGACGGCAGATGTTCAGGGGGAAATCGTGGCTGCCTGCACGGGCAAGGCGGATGTGACTGCGGAAGGCCCCGCTCGCGTGGAGTCAAAGGCGGCCCTTACCCTGGCCGCGCCGACAATTACCATGCGGGGAGCCTTGTCCATGCGGAGCTATGAAGGCGACGGCCCGACCACGGCGGAAATCGACGGCCCCCTGACCGTGAAACGCGGAGACGTGACCGTACCGGACAACGACGTGAAGGCCGGCGACGTTTCCCTGAAGGAACACAGGCACGGCGGCGTAGATACGGGCGGCGGTACCAGCGGCCCGCCGGTCAATGCTTGAGTTTTCTTCGTTCAGCGGCTTCCTGAGCGGCTTTCATGCGCGTAAACTTGCCGTAATGAAAACGAGCCTTTTCGCTGTATATTTCAAGCAGGTCTGACCGTTTCTGCCGTTTGCAAGCCGTCATCATGTGGCCGTATATCTCAGACAGACGCAAATGAAGAAATTTCTCCCGTACATTTTTGCGCTGATGTCCGAACTCATACTGATTGGCGGCTTCCGCATTATCCAGCAATTCCTGAAACTCGGCGAGGGCTTCGTCAAAATGCCCTGCCTGCTGTAAAAACAGAGGAAGCCGACAAAGCCTCTGCACCGTATGCCCATCCCCTGAAGGAGTTACCAATTCTTTAGCCTTTCGCAGACAGGCTATAGCATCTTCCCATTGTTTGGCGTCCTTGAACTCCGTTGCCTTGCGGTGCAGCGCGGCAAACTCCTCTTCAACGGATGCCTCTTGTGTCGATGCTGCATCATCTGGCGTTACCTCAGCGCTGACAGCAACGGGTACGTCCTCACCATGCGATATGCCTACGCTGCCGGCCTGCTCCTTGACAGCAGCCCTTCTGCGACCAAACAGAAAGGATAAAATTCCCATACCGAACTCCTCTTGCCTCTCGCTGTTTTTGTAATTTTATTACAATTTCGCTTGACGGTCGAGGCATGGGCGAGGTAACTGTCCTTTTCAGGAGCTTAAGAACTCCTTCCAAGACGGCTGGTCACCCCGTAGCGTGGCTCTTTTTATGCTCTGTCAAGACTGTTTTTTTCTTGGCGGTGGTGTATAGTACGATCTCACAGGTCGGGAGTGGGCTAATACAATACCGCTTGTCGGGAATAGGCCCGCCGTTTCTTGGACGGTTCTTAGCTCCCGGCCTTTTTGTTTTCTGAAAAGGTCAATAAGAAAATCCAAGAGGTGTTTCATGACCCAGCTTCCCGCCATTGCCCTGACGCCCGACGCGCAGGGCCGCCCCACCGGCCTTTCCACCGACGTAGCCCTGCACTTCCAGAAGAAGCATCTTCACATTCTCCGCGACATCGACCGACTCAAATCTCTCCTTCCGAACTCCTTCACTGAATCCAATTTTGGATTCAGTGAATACACCGACAAGACAGGACGTAAACTTCGTGCCTTTCGCCTGACCCGCGACGCCTTCAGCCTTCTGATCATGGGCATGACCGGCCCGGCGGCCATCCGCTGGAAGCTGCGCTACATTGAGGCGTTCAATACGATGGAAAGGGAACTGCTGGAACGGCATGACGGCGACCTGTTTCTGGCCGGGGCGCGGGCGGCGGCCCAGCGCCTTGCCGGGGAAGAACGCGCCCGGCTGGCCGACTGCGCCCTTGCCCTGCTGGACGAAGGGCTGACCCAGCGCGAAGTCGGGGAACTTTTACATGTCAGCCGCTGGACGGTGCGGCGGG